CATCTTGGCAGGGTACGTCATTCGGTTTCAGGAACACCCGTACAGGCGTTGTTCTACAGTTTAGATCGATATCCGGTACCGCAACCGTCCAGATATTTAAGGACGGGTCATTAGAAACAACACTGAGTGTTCCAGACAACACTACAACGTCACAAACCTACGCAGATGATACGAGCGATCCTGAATATCAAATATTTTCAGATTTACCGATTGTTGGTTTCAAAGCCGCAAACGCCAGCTTTCAAACAGACACACATCCTCTATTCCCGGCAAGCCGAGAAATTTTTGGCTTTACTTCAAGCTCTGGAAACATAGTCAAGGTAGAAAACTACGGTTCGTCAGCTAGTTATGCAGAGTTTGAGTCAGACGGGACGACCAGTAGCACGACCACCATAAGCACGGTTCGGGGGACGGGTGGCGGCGCAGGAGATTACACAGGCCCATCGATTCGTGTTGTGACGGGAGAAGGTGTAGCGGGATTTTCTGTAGCAGACGGTGATGGTGGAGAGAAGACAGCTTTTATACCGCAAGGTTGTTTTGCTCACGAGTTTAGATTAATCGAAGCCGCAGAGTTTCTTGCCATTATGGGTGCGCCGGGAACCGATAGTCGCAATATTAATGTCTTTGACTCAAGTGGCAACCTGATTGACACCGTTCAGCTTAGTGGCGATACGAGCGGTTCAGATTTTCCAACTAAGTTTCAGTTAATTTCTAACTCTACGACTGACTCGGCTCTTATTCCAAACGCTAAATCTTACGACCTGACCGCAGGTATGCGGATCGTGTCGGAAGTTCCTGTTGGAGTTATTGTTGAAGACGACAGTATCGACAATGAAGAAAATCTTTTTGGACTGAGATTCTTCGGTGGACTTGTAACAGGTGTTGCAAATATCACAGCCACAGGTGTTGCTGGCACCAGCAGCGTCGGCACAGCAACTGTCACGGGTGATGCCAATGTTTCAGTTACAGGCGACACAGGCGTATCTGCGACCGGCGGTGTCGGCGATGTCATTGTTGAAATCAACTTTAGCGTAAACGCTACAGGTGCTTCAGCTACAACCAGTGTTGGTCAAGTCAATTCCACACAAAATGGACTACCCTCAACAGCCAGTGTTGGTTCTGCAACTGTATCAGGTGACGCTAATGTCTCTGTTGTAGGCGATACTGGCGTAGCAGGAACATCCGATGTTGGCGAAGTCACCGTATCAGGTGATGCCAATGCATCAGTCACCGGTGTGTCTGCAACTGGAAGCACAGGCAATGTCTTCTCCACACAAAATGGCTTGTCTGCCACTGGTGGGGTTGGTTCTGCGACCGTATCGAGTGATGTCAATCAAGCAGTTACTGGTGTGTCAGCAACTGGAAGTGTTGGTGAAGTTTTCCCAACTCAAGGTGGTGTGTCAGCAACAGCCAGTGTTGGTGCAGGAACTGTATCAGGTGATGCGAACGTCTCTGTTAGAGGTGACACAGGCGTATCAGCAACAGGTGGCGTAGGAAGTGTAACAGCCGAAGGCGATGCAATCGTAATAGAAACAGGCTTTGGCATGACTGCCAGCCTTGGAACTGTTACTACTACGAGAGGCGATAAAGCGTTTGTCACAGGAGTATCCGCTACCTCCAGCGTTGGTGAGGTCTTCCCTACACAGAATGGTGTATCAGCCACCAGTAGCGTAGGTGAGGTCTTCCCTACACAGAATGGTATATCCGCAACAGGAAGTGTCGGGTCAGCAACTGTATCAGCCGACTCTAATATCTCTGTTACCGGCGTTGCAGGAACTACAAGTGTTGGCTCTGTTACTGTCACAGGTGATGCGAACGTATCTGTTGCAGGTGACACAGGCGTATCTGCAACCGGCAGTGTTGGCTCTGTTACTGTCACAGGTGACGCTAATATCTCTGTTACCGGCGTTGCAGGAACTACAAGTGTTGGTGAAGTATTCCCCACACAGAACGGTGTCTCTGCAACAAGTGCGGTTGGATCAGCAACAGCTTCTATTTCAGTTAGTGTTTCAGTTACTGGTTTGTCTGCAACGGGTGGTGTTGGCTCTGTCACCACCATAAGAGGAGACAAAGCCTTTGTCACAGGCGTGGCTGCAATAGGTGAAGTTAGCCCTGTTTTGATCTGGGCTAGTATAATTCCTGATCAGGTGGCAAATTGGAATGAGATAATAAACGGCACTACAACAACTTACAGCAGTATTACACCCAGCCCTGGAACAAGTTATAGTGCGATTGTTCCAGGTAATGAAACGACATATACTGAAATAACGCCTAGCCCTAACAGTGTATGGGAAGAAGAAACAGCATAGAGGAGAGGATTAATGCCTAGTACCTTTGTAAATAATCTTCGATTAGAAGAGATGGCAACGGGAGAAAACTCAGGGACGTGGGGTACTAAAACCAACACAAACCTAGAGCTAGTCTCAGATGCACTTGGCTTTGGCACTGAAGGCATTACCACGAATGCTGACACTCACACCAGTACGATAGCAGACGGAGCCACCGATCCTGTTCGAGCCATGTTTATACAGTACACAGGGTCACTGGACTCAACGTGTACGATAACAATAGCACCTAATACAGTTAGTCGTGTACACATCATAGAAAATGCTACCACCGGCTCTCAAGATATCATAATTAAACAAGGGTCTGGAGCAACAGTTACGATACCAAACGGACAGACCTCAGTAGTTTATCTAGATGGAGCGGGGGCTGGCGCAAAAGTTGTTGACGCTCTAACTGATTTACGTTTCGCAGGTACCTTTAATGCAGGAGGAGATATTGTTTCTTCTGGCACATTACAGGCAACAGGCGATACTTCAGCGTCAGATACCGCAGCTATCGGCTTTACTTCTGCTGAAGGTTTGATTCTCACAGGCCAAGGTTCGACCAACGATGTCACGATCAAGAATGATGCTGATGAAGATGTTCTAGAGATACCCACAGGCACTACAAATGTCACAGTAGTTGGTGATATCACTGCTGGAGGCACTCTAAAAGCAACAGGTGACACGGCGGCAGATGATGCAGCCGCTATTGGTTTTACTTCTGCCGAAGGTTTAATCCTCACGGGCCAAGGTTCTACTAATGATGTAACCGTTAAGAACGACGCTGACGCAGATGTTCTGGTGATCCCAACAGGAACCACCAACGTAGACATTGTAGGTGTTGCTACTGCCGCAACTTTTAAACCAGATGGCGACACTTCAGCAGGAGATACAGCCGCTATTGGTTTTACTTCTGCTGAAGGTTTGATTCTGACAGGTCAGGGATCGTCTACTGATGTGACGATTAAAAACGATGCAGATGCAACTGTTGCTTCGATTGCAACAGGTACAACAATCTTTACCATGGACGATGATGTAACTGTCGTGGGAAGAGCAGTTGGAAGCACGATCACTGCCGAAGACGATGCAGTCTATGATTTAGCCTTGGGTAACAATTTTACAACCACAACAGCAGGAACTGTAACTTTGACCTTTTCGAACAAAGCCGCAGGACAGTCAGGCTGTATTAAGTTCGTTAACGGTGGAAATCATACTGTAAATGCTCATGCAGATGTAGCCATAAGCGCAACTGCATTAGCCGCATTAGCCGTTACAGGAACCTACTTTGTAACTTACTACGTTACAGCCGCTAGTGGCGACAATACAGTTTTAGTCAGCGCGACAGCCGCGTTAACGTAGGGATAAGCCATGAGTATTATTCAAGGTGCAGGGTCAGGCGAAGTATCAACGGGGTTTTATCCGTTTAATATAGGTCAGTCGTTGAGATTCAACGATGATGATGAGTCGCACCTTGACAGGACAATGGTTTCTGCTACCGACAATAAAAAATACACTATGGCGTTTTGGGTCAAAAGGTGCAGTTTAGGCTCATTTCAGTTTATTTTTACAGCAGGAACAAGTCCAAACGGTTATTTTAGTTTTAATGATGACGACACAATAAAAATAAGAAATGCCGCTGGTTCTCACGATTTTGTAACCACACAAAAATTTAGAGATATAGGTGCTTGGTATCACTTTACGTATTCGTTTGACTCTGCAAATTCAATAGCAAAACTGTACGTGAATGGAACTCAAGTAACAGATTTTTCTACTCAAGTGCAACCCGGCGCAAATGAAGCAAGTGTAATAAATAGTGCCGTGGCGCATGTGATCGGCAATTTTTCTGCCAATGGTCTCTATGATATCGACATGTATCTTGCACAATTTTATTTTGTTGATGGTCACGCCCTAACACCAAGCACCTTTGGCGAGACAAAAAACGATATATGGGTCGCAAAAAATGCGACAGCAGCTATAACAGCTTTGAGCAATGGTTTTGGAAACAATGGTTTTTACTTGACCTTTTCAGATAGCTCAGACATCGGAGCCGACTCTTCTGGTGAGGGACATGATTTTACGCCAGACAGTGCTTTTCAAGCAAGCGACGTGGTCAATGATAGCCCAACAAAAAATCATGCCACGCTCGGAGCGCAACGAGTTTTAACTCACACCTTGTCAGACGGTAATTTAAAAAGCACAAATAGCAGTGGTACGCATGGTGGAACCACCGCGACTTTTAATTATCCAACAGCGGGTAAGTGGTATCACGAGGTGACTATTCTCGCGGAGACAGATGACAAAGGACAAGGTGTTGGGATAGGGAATCAAATTGATAGGGACGTTACTGATTGGGGTAACTATCTTAATCTAATTGCTTATCTTTCGGACGGGACAAAACTCATTGATACGGGGTACGCATCGTATGGAACCGCCCACGCTGTGGGTAATATTATTGGTGTAGCCTATAACGCCGACGATCAGGAGCTAGAGTTTTATCTAAATGGAACAGGGCAGGGAACAATAGCCACATCAGAAATGGATGGGCTAGTAGACTTCAATAATTTATGCCCGCTAGTTTTTGGTAGACAAGTTACGCAAACTTTTAATTTTGGCCAGAGTGCTTTTAATGGCACGGATGGTTCAGGGACATTGCCTACTGGATTCGCGGCACTTAACACAGCTAATCTTGCTGATCCATCTATTGATCCCAATGACGACGAAACACCAGATCAGTATTTCGACACAAAAGTATACACACCAAATAATGGAACACTATCAGTTACGGGTTTGGAATTTCAGCCAGATTGGGTGTGGATAAAAGTTAGAAACACAGATCTTGCACACGCATGGTTTGATTCGGTGCGGGGAACATCCACAGCAGGATCAACTAATACGGCTATAGGCTCCAACAGAAATGACTCAGAAGGAAATGGTAACGGTGTGTTGTCTTCGTTTGACTCCGGTGGATTTACGGTTGCGGGAGGAAGCTCCGGATCAAATCCTCGCAGTTTAGTTAATAAAGGCACAACCGCAAATGAGTACGTGGCATGGACTTGGAAAGCCGGTGGCGCACCGACTGCCGATAACTCCGCAGGAGTAGGGGCAACACCGACGGCAGGAAGTGTGAAGATTGATGGCGCAAATTTAGGTTCTGCACTTGCAGGGACGGTTGCGGCAACAAGGCTTTCAGCAAACACTGAAAGTGGGTTCAGTATAGTTACTTTTGAGGCACCGTCTGTTGGTAGCAAAACTGTTGCACATGGGCTTTCAAGTCCGCCTGAAATGCTTATCTTCAAATCTAGGTCTAATAACACCGGCTGGATTATTCAACATGTAGGAATTGCTGACGCTGATCCTTTTACAGATTTTATTAGTTTTACTACGGGGGCGGCTTCAGACAACGCCACTGTAAGCGATGACACGGCCCCAACCAGCAGTGTTTTTACGATTGGATCAGGTTTTACCTCAGGGAACTATGGAACCAATCAGGTCGCTTATTGTTTTCACAGCGTAGATGGATTTAGTAAATTCGCTCATTATATTGGCAATGGTCAGTCAAATGGCACGTTTGTTTTTACGGGATTCAGACCCGCTATGGTTATAATCAAAAGCACGAGTAGCGGAGAGCGTTGGAATATTTTCGATAATAAAAGAGATCCTGACAACATTGTGACTCAAATATTATTCCCAAGTGAGTCCGTTGTTGAGTCTACCTCTTCTAACGGACCAGACTTTTTTGCTAACGGGTTCAAAGTAAGAGGCAACGTAGGTAACTGGAATCACGATGGTGAAAGATATATTTATATGGCGATTGCTGACCAACCATTTAAGTACTCTAACGCAAGATAGGAAATTTTTATGTGGAAGCTAGGTGACAAAATTATACGAGAGGGTCGATCATGGGTTGGATCAGATGGCACACAATACTCATCCTCATGGTCGCGGATGACGGATGCAGAAAAGAAAGCCGCAGGTTTAACGTATGTAGCTGACCCGAAGCCTTGGGATAACAGGTTTTATCATGGGTGGGATTCAGAAGAAAAGAACTTAGTCGAAAGAAAAATCGACGACGAAGACGCTACAGATGAAAGCGGCAACAAATTAAAAGATGAAAACGGAAATCAAGTCGTTAACCTTGGACTCAAATCAGTCGCAATCGCTAAAACGAAACAAATGGCAGAAGGCTTGTTACAAAAAACAGATTGGTATGTCATTCGTAAATCAGAGGCGGGAACTGCCATACCCTCTTCCGTTACAACTTACAGAACGGCTGTCCGCACTGCGTGTAAAACCATCGAAGATGCCATAACCGCTTGTGACACTCATGCAAAGTTCATGGCTTTGTATGATGTGCCTGTTGACGGCAAAGGTCTTCCAACAGGTAATGCGCCGATTAACGATTGGCCTGATAAAATCTAATGCCTTTAACTAAGCTTGCTTTTCGACCAGGGATCCAGAAAGAGATCACCTCCTACTCTAACGAGGGAGGCTGGAACGATTGCGACAAGGTTAGGTTTCGTGCAGGGTATGCAGAAAAAATAGGTGGCTGGCAAAAGTTTGCATCAAACTCGTACCTTGGCACAGCCAGAGCGTTACACCCGTTTGTTGCGCTGGACAAAAGCCGTTTTGTGGGTGTTGGTACAAATAAAAAATACTACCTGCATTTAGGTGGAGATTTTATTGACATCACTCCTATCCGTTTAACAACAGCAGCGGGGGACGCGACCTTTGCCGCCAGTAACGGATCGTCAACAATCACGGTTACAGAAACTGGTCACCAAGCTGTAGCGGGTGATTTTGTAACTTTTAGTGGTGCGGCAACGCTTGGTGGTGTAATTACAGCAGACGTGCTTAACCAAGAGTTTGAAATACAAAGCATTGTTGGTGTCAACTCTTATACGATTATTGCTAGAACAGCGGGAACCACAATTCAAGGTATAACTGATGATGGGGTGATTAATAGAACACCTGTCACAGCCAACGCTTCTGATACGGGTAATGGCGGTAGTTCTGTTATTGCCACATATCAAATCAATACAGGTCTTGATACCAGTGTGCAGGGCAACGGCTGGGGTGCAGGAACTTGGGGCCGTAACGGTTGGAACCAAGACGCTGACGTGGTTGGCTCTAATCAAGCATTTTCTATTCTTCGTATCTGGACGCACGATAATTTTGGTGAAGACCTTCTTATGAATGTGCGTGACGGCGACATTTATTATTGGGATGCCAGTGTAGGAACAAGCACTCGTGCCGTAAAACTGTCTTTACGCAGTGACGCTGACGTAGGCACACCCACAGTTGCTAAAAAAGTTATGGTTTCTGACGTAGATCGTCACGTCATTTGCTTTGGTTGTGATCCTATTACTGAAATAGGTACACAAGACCCACTGTTAATTCGTTTCAGTAGTCAAGAAGATCCGACAACGTGGATACCATCAGCAACTAACACTGCCGGTGATCTACGCATAGGCTCTGGATCAGAGATTGTGGCTGCTGTAGAAACCAGACAGCAGATACTGGTTATTACCGATGTGTCTGTGCATAGCATGCAGTTCCTTGGCCCACCGTTCACTTTTGGTATTCAGATGATTTCTGAAAACACCACGATTCGTGGACCTCAAGCCGCGATTGCTGTGGACGACACCGTGTTTTGGATGGGGCTACAAGAATTTTATGTGTACTCCGGTTCTGTCAGAAAACTTGCTTGTTCTGTTAAAGATCATGTTTTTAGTGACTTTAATTCCGAACAATCAGAGAAAGTTGTTGCAGGAATTAATTCAAGTTTTGGTGAAGTATGGTGGTTCTACCCATCAGCAAGTTCTACCGAAAACGATAAATACGTTATCTACAACTATGAGCAACAGATTTGGTATATCGGTACTTTAGCTCGAACAGCGTGGCTGGATCGCGGAGTTAATGATTTTCCAATAGCAGCAAGCGTAGACAAATACTTATACAACCACGAGATTGGTTTTGATGATGGCAGTACCAACGGCCCGATTAGCGCACACATTGAGTCAAGTCAGATGGACATACAAGACGGTGATGGGTTCTTGTTCATACGGCGTGTGTTGCCTGATATCACATTTAGGGACTCTACTGGTTCCGGTGGTTCAAACCCGTCAGCTAACTTTATTTTGAAAGCTCGTAATTTCCCAGGAGCCGACTACAGTTCTTCTGAAACAAGCAGTAACAGTATTACCCAGACATCAACCAGCCCCATAGAGCAATTTACAGATCAGGTGCATGTAAGAATACGTGGACGGTCGTTTGCTCTACGGGTTGAAAGCACAGCAGAAGGAGTGGGTTGGCGGTTAGGTAGTCCGCGTGTTGACATTCGACCGGACGGAAAGCGATGACCCGTAAAGTTGTCAGGCCGTTCTTTCCTGTTCCACCAGATACGTATGACCGTGGTTACTTTACAGAGATTATTAGGTCGTTTTCTGTGTTCTTACAACAGGTGCAGAATCCTGGTGATGCACGACACACAGACATAACAATAACTGATTTGCAAAGTAACGACCAAGGGTTAGAGGCTGGGGCTTTGTTTAATGCAGATGGCTTTGTTAAGATATCACAAATTCATAATCCGCACGTTGCAGGTACTTCCGCAACTGGCGCAGTTGGTACAGTTAGTGTCACTACATAGGAGCGGATGTTGGGTCTCAAAAGTCTTTTACCAATAATCGGAGGAGTAGCAGGGTTTTTTGGTGGACCTGCTGCCAGTGCTGCTGTAAACGCGGCTCTTGGTTCTGGTATCGGCACACTACTTGCGGGTGGTGATGTCAAAGACGCAATCAAAAACGCAGCCATCTCTGGTTTGGCAGGGTCAGGTGCCACAACCGCAGGGATCGGACCAGAGGCGCAGTCTGCTTTAGCTAAAGAGGCTGCTGCAAAAGCCGGTGCAGAAAAACTTGTAACTGATACCGCCGCAACTGAACTAGCCAAAAAAGCCGCAGAAAAAGGCGTTGGCTCCAAACTTCTTGAATTTATACAATCTCCTACAGGTTTAATAGCTGGAGGTGGGTTAGCTGCTCTGTTAGCTGGTGAAGGCTTAGAAGAGGACATGGAGCTAACAGAACTACAAAAAAGACAGCTAGCTACAGGTGAGAGAAACCCTGATTATATCGGTCAGAATATTGTCTTTGATTATGACTATGGTTCCCCTGTAATGGCGGCTCAAGGTGGCTATATCGAAGGGCCTGGGACAGGACGAAGCGACAGTATTAACGCAGGTATCTATCAGGACGGACAGAAGGTACAAGAAGCAAGGCTTTCTGACGGTGAGTTTGTGATGACAGAACGTGCTGTACGTGGTATGGGTAACGGTGACAGAGAAAAAGGTGCCGCCCGTATGTATGAAATAATGAAACAATACGAAAGGGTTGCGTGATGGCAGAAACAGTCCGTACCGAACAGACAACAATACTACCCGGGTATCAGGAGGAGTTTCTAAAAGACTTACTTGCTTCAACCAGAGCTCAAGCAAGTGACCCAACAATCATACCTGATCGAGAAATTGCTGACCTGACTCCCGGTCAACGAGCTGCAATTGAACAAGGGTACGCTGGGATTGGTTCTTTCTTGCCAATGCTACAAGCGGGTGAAGAAACTTTGGGAGCAGGGGCACAGGCTCTTGTTCAAGGTATTGAAACAGCACTAAGCGGAGCACCTTTGCTACAGGAGAGTGTTGCTGCTTACGATCCAACATCCTACAAAGCGTTTATGGACCCCTACACTGAAGATGTAATCCGACAAGCAGAGCGGGATATTCAGCGTCAAGGGGACATTCAGCGTCAAGGTATTGGTTCACAAGCAAGCAAAGGCGGTGCCTTTGGTGGCTCTCGATTCGCGGTTGCAGAAATGGAACTGAACCGTAATCTGGGTGATCAAATGGCAAGAACTGGCGCACAGCTTCGTTCGGCAGGATTTCAACAAGCGCAACAGCAAGCACAGAACGCATTTCAAAACCAAATGGCTAGACAACAGTCTGCCGCACAGTTGTTCGGGCAACTTGGACAAGGGCTTGGGACACTTGGTTCTGCACTAGGTAAAGCGGGACTCGCACAAGCGGCATTGGGTGAGTCCGCTCAACGAGCTCAACAGGCCGATATCAACACGTTATTAAGCTTAGGTGGTCTTGAACAACAACAAGCACAGGCACAAATTGATGCTCAACGGGCCACAGATATAGAAAGACAGATGGAGCCCTTCCAAAGAATTAGTTTCATGTCTGATATTTTCCGTGGGGTTCCCGGTACACAAACTACACTAACTGCGCAAACGGCACCGTCTGCCTCTCCTTTGGACAAACTTATTGGTGTGGGCGGTGGTCTTGCTGCATTAAGTCAGGGAGGGTACAGCATCACTGACTTATTAGGTCTTGGAGGCTGACTATGAACAACGTATATAACAGACGATTGTTTAAGCCTCGCCCTGCTAGAGCAAAACTAAATCAAATGGGTGGGATCATGGCATCAAGTGTGCCTTTGATGCAGTCTGTGCAAAAGTTTGCTAACGGAACAAGTGTTCGTGTTCCTTTTGCACAATCTCCTTTAGGTCGGTTGTTAAATCTAGGTGGGTCTGGTCAACAAAGACGAGCAACAAGAGCACAAGCACAAGAGGCACAACGTTTAAGACAGGGGCAAAGAAACTTAATAGCATCAGGGTTTGGACAAAGTCCTACTCCAACCTATGCTTTTCAAGATCCGGTAGTTGATTTTAGTAAAAGGTTCGTAAAAGGTGTCGGTGATGTTTTATTTGATACAGACAGAAGACGACCCGCTAAACCTGTAGGGATACAAACACTTACTGAAGATGTTCCACCAACCTTTGGTCAACGCATAGGCGCAGAGACAGATGATGCTGGGTTTGTGGGAACAGACACAGAACTATTCACATTGGATGACTCTGTTCTTCCTGGTGTTGGTGGTAGAACAAGAGAAGAAGAAAGAAAAAGAGAAGAAGAAAGAAAAAGACAAATAGGGCAGTCTACTAATCCAGCAGCTATTGGAGATATGGATAAAGAAACTTCAAGACAGATAGCAGATGTGACCAAAGGTACCGATGACGAAGGGGGAGAGGTAACCACAGATACCCGCAAAGATACAGATACCCGCAAAGATACAGATAGTTCTGCTAATAAGACAATTAGTGAGCAAACTAATCCAGCGGCACAAGTTTCAAAGATGGACGTAGAGGAAGCGGTTGATCCAAAAAGCCCTAAAAAAGCAGAGGACGTGGTTAATCCAATAGCTCAACGAGTCCTAAACGCTTTAGATAATCAAGATGTACAGGGAGCAGAAGACATTGCTGCCGCCGCAATTGGTGCTGACGAGGTTGCTGAAATAGGTTCAACAAATACAAAAGAAAGAATCGAAAAACAAAAAGCCATTATTGCAGAGTTTTTAGGCGTTGATCCTGACGAATATAAAAAAGAAAGAAGTCTTGCTTTAGCCAAAGCCTTTTTTAAATTCGCACAAACCGGTGATGTCGGTGAGTCAGGAAGCGTTTTTGTTGATGATCTACAAAAAATTAAAGCAAACGAAAGAGCAAAACAAGATAGTAATAGTAGGTTAGCCCTCACCACTGTTCTTAACAGAGAGGAAACAGAAGCGGATCGTGAGTTTAGAGCAAAGCAGAGTAAATTAACTCGTGACCACGATTGGAAAAAGACTGCTACCTTAGAATCTGGAAAATTACAAAGGCTTTCTGCTGAAATTGACACCCGTCTGTTTCTTGCTGACACTGCCGAAGCTTTAAAAGTAAAACTAAAAGATAAAGATATAGACATTGTTAATGCTCAGATTCAAGCAAGAGCGAATAACCTAGCAAAACAAATAGAATCTAGCGAACGTGAAGGAAGGTTTAATCGTGAATCACAAGAACTAAGATCACAGTATGCTGGACTAGGTGAAGCAGCTAAACTTAGCATGATTGAAGGAAAATCTTTAGGACTAAAGGGAAAAGCATTAACCGACCACATTGATAAAAGGTCTGGTGAAATTTTACAAGGTGACCTATTAACACAAACAGGTCCAGGCACTTTCCGCAGAACTGTAGTTGACTTAGCAACAGTAATGATAAAAGAAGACAGGGCTGATACTTTTGAAGAAGCCGCTAATTTCATTATAAGCGGTATTAAAAACAGTCCAGACCTACGAAAAACTTTTGAAAAAGAACTACGAGCACTTGGATTATTTGACGAATCTACTACGACAACAACTGGTACAGGCACAGGATCTACTGACAATCAATCAACACCTTTTGCTGATCTACCAACCTCTGGGTAGCTGATCTATGAGAGACATAACACTTCCTAGCGGTAAAACGATTACTGGTGTCCCTCTAGATATTACCCAAGAAGAACTTAAAAAACGTGCTCTCGCTAGCGGTCGCTATACCGAAGACGATTTTAAGGTGCCGTCACCAGAGCGCGATAACTCATTAAAAAGCGTAACGCTTCCTAGCGGCAAAACCATCACTGATGTTCCTTCCAATATTACTCAAGAAGAACTTAAAAAAAGAGCTCTTGCCAGTGGCCGCTTTACCGAAGACGATTTCAAACCAACACAAGATCAACCTGAAACACAAACAGAGGGTGTTCTGCAAGAACTTGGTGAAGGTATTGCATCAGGTCTAATTGCAATACCGCAAGGTATCGGTGAACTGGTTGGATCGGGCATTGATTTAATGTTTGATACAAATTTTGGTTCAAACCCCGCACGAAAAGCAAACGAATTAAGAGCTCAATTAGGAATTGATCCTGAAGGTTTTGCTGGTAAAGCCGCAGAGATTGTTACTCAGTTCGTGGTTCCGGGTCTTGGAGCCGCAAGTGCCGTATCTAAAGCCTCAAAACTAGGCAAACTACAACGCTCCGGTGCGGAACTTACCAAAGAACAAAAGTTTGCACTTGGCGCAGAACAGTTAGGCGCGGCGGTTGGTGCCGATATCATGGTGTCTACCGATGGCATAACCACAATCGGAGACTTCTTTGAGGGTGGGCCGACACAAACTCAAAAAGACACAGGTCTCGAAGGGCGAGAAGAGGCGTTTCGTAAAATAACAAACAAGCTGAAGATTGGCACGGAGACCGGAGCAATCGTAGCCACGGCACCAGTGGCTTTAGGTGCGGCAGCCACTGGACTTTTAAAAACTGCTGATGTTGTAGGAGACGTTGCGGCTCCCGTTCTATCTCCAGTAGCAAAGGCTGTAAAAGAATCTGCTCCTGTCCAAGGGACACAGGAATATTTAGCAAGAATAGAGAACACGAGAGTTTTAAGTCCAGACAATCAAAATGCGTTTGAAAGAGGATTAGCTGATTTTATCGCTATGTTCCGACCAAGAGGTATGCTACCGCAAGAAGTAGCCGACGCACGAAATATTATTGGTGGGGTAGCAGAGTCAGAGATAAAAGTTGCTACCAAGACACTGAATGAGTTGGAAGCAACGATTAAAAAAATAACAAAGGACAACACTCCGTTTACTGAAAAGCAAATAATGGACAATGTTGAGGCTTACATAAATCCTGGAACAAAGAAAGGTTTTAAAAAGGCTCAAGCTGAGATACTGGACAACTTGCCAACTGAGATACAACCCATTGTAGTTAAACTAAGAGGTCAAGTTGACGACTTAACACAAGATATTACTAGAAGTGACTTGTTCAAAACTCTTAAAGCTGGAGGAGCAGAGGAGAAGGAGTTAGCTGCTACTTTAACAGCCACCTTAGAAAAGAACATGGGAGCCTATCTACGGACAAGGTATCTAGCGTATACCGATCCTAACTACACCCCATCAAAGGAAGAAATTGATCTAGCTGTTAATTTATTGCGTCAGCCCGCACAGTATAGAAAAAATAGAGTTCAAAGGGAGTTGAATAATCTTCACGAACAAAACCCAGTGGACAATACTTTCAGTAAGTTGGGCTTGGTTAAAGAAAGTGGTAAAAGCAAAGGCGTAATAAAAGGCGACGTGACTGAAGATCAAGCAAGATTAGCTGTTGACAATATCATAGCAAGGAACAAACGAGGAGCTCAAAGAACCAAAAAAGGCGAAGATATTAAAGACCAAAAAACTGGTCGAGTGGCTGCGGAAAGACTTTTTACACAACTGTTTAAGGACAAGAAAAATTTAAAAGACTTTGAGAGGATACTGCTTGGAGAGATTAAAGACCCAAGAGAAAAGTTTATTGGCACGGTTGCAGATCTTGCAGAGTTTAACGCAGTCGATAAATATTTCGGCACAGTTGCTAGATTAGCTGATAGTAACGAAGGTGTTGGAAGGCTTTTTGTTTCGCCCAAAGATGCAAGATACAACGTTTTAGACGAGGACAATGGCTATAAGGTACTAGGGGATAGAAAACTTTTTGAAAAAGGTATTGAAGGATTAGCAGATACTCAGTACGGAGCACTTGAAGGATACAAAGTGCCTCTAAGAGTGTATCAAGACATTTCAAAACTAATCAATGGAAATCTTCAAACCTTTGACCGCTTAACCATGGGGGCTTATTCCACTTTCCTTCGAGCAAAGGGCTTCACTCAGTACGGTAAAACCGTACTGTCTCCGATCACTCAAATAAGAAACGTGACCTCCGCTGCTTTGTTTGCGTTAGCGAACGGGAATGCGGGAAAAGGTGCAAATGTTTTTGAGTCAGTACGGTTAGTCATGGACGACATTAAAAAACTGACCCCTGAAAAACAACTAGAAGAACTCAAAGAGGCGCAAAGTCTTGGAGTCATGGGCACACAAGCAGAACTTCAAGAAATCCGCAGACTAATTAACGAAGGAGCGGCAGTCTCAGTTAGTGCTAGAGAGGGCGGTGTTGGTGTTGGCGAAAAATTTGGTAAAAAAATTGCCGAATCTAAGGGTGGAGCGTTTCTTCAGAGTGCCGGTAAAAAAATTGCAGGAGTAGGACAGAGAGCAGAGGATCTCTATCAAGGTGGCGATAATATCTGGAAGATATATAACTTCAAGTTTGAGCAATCAAAACTACGCAACGCTCTGTCAAGAATGGATGATGGTGGCGAAGCCTATGCCAGACGCATGATGCAAAGAAAAGGACAAGAGTTCGTTAGCGTCGATGATTTCATAAAGAAAGAGGCGGCTGACATCGTTCGTAATACAGTGCCAAACTACAACCTTGCTCCAGAGGTTATCAAAGGCTTGCGTAAACTACCGGTCGGTAACTTTATTGCTTTCCCGTATGAGATTCTCCGTACAAGTGCAAACATCATTGGTCGAGGCATTGATGAATTGGCTTCTGATGTTCCAGAAATACAGAAGATTGGACTGAGAAGATTAACAGGAGCCTCCGCAACTTTTGCTATCTTTCCTGCCGCTTTGTCAGAGTTTGCAGAACAGGTCACCGGTGTTACTGAAGAAGAGATTAAGGCATACCAGCGATCCGCTGCTATGCCTTGGGAAAGAAACGCTCGTTTGATTCCTACAGGTAGAGATAAAGACGGAAAAATTCAATACATCAATTACAGTTACACTAACCCTTACGACATGCTTGAACGGTTTGTTAACGGTGCAGTTAACAAGTTTGAAGAGGGTAAGACCCTTGGCAAGCCTGGAGCACAAGCCACTGCTGAAGCAGGATTTGAGGCATTAACAGAGTTGCTTAGTCCATTCTTGGAAGAGTCAATTATCACGGCCAAGATGCGAGATGTCTTACCAAGTGAACAGTTTGGTAGAGGTGGTAGAACGCAAACAGGGGCTAAGGTCTACAATCGAGAAGACTCTATTGGTGACAAAATGGCTAAATCTTTCAGGCATGTGTTGGATGCAATTATTCCAAGTGCCGTTCCTGTTAACGTTTCTGGTGGTGAGTTTGAGGCTGGACGGTTTGCTCGTGCTTTCGCAACTGCCACTGGCATAAACGATATTGTAGGAATTTCTCCAAAGGACAAACAGTTACGAGAAAGACAGTTTGCTGGAGAACTTGTACGAGCTTTGACCGGAATAACAGAGAACACCATTGATCCAAAACTTTCCTTAACGTTCAGAGGGTATGAGTTCAGTAAAGGCAGAGCAGACGCTCAACAGATATTTAACACAGTGGTCAACCGAAAAAATTTAAACTCCTCTGAAGAGGTTTTAGATGCCTACATAAGAGCTAATGAAGCACGGTTTAGGGTGTTTAATGAGTTTCACCAAGTTGCAAAAGACATGAAGACCTTGGGTCTTAGTGATCGTGAGATCAGAAAAGCATTGGATATAGAAAACATTTCTGGAGTCAGAAGACTTCTAAGGGGAGACTATGAGCCCCTAGAATTAAGTGCTGCAAAGCGTAAGACAATGCGTAGAAACGACACGTACCAATTTTATCCAAAGGATGAAATAAAAGCGATCCAGAAGGAGCAGAAGAAACGCCAGTTTGGTGAGCCTGTTCCACCAACACCTGAAGTTCCACCTCAACCTGCACCTCAACCTGCACCTGCACAACCACAAGCAATGGCCCCGGTTCAAGCACCAGTAGCCGCACCAACACAAGCCGTGGCAGCCATACCAAGAACCTCACCTACTTTAGTTCCTAATTTGCGGACACAACAGTTAGCACAAGACTTGGAGACAAGACGTGGATAGAAAAAGACTTTTTGCTCAACTCCGGCTACATGAGGGGGTCGAGAGAAAACCATACCAATGTTCAGCCGGATATTTGACCATAGGCGTGGGTCGTAACATCGAGGAACGAGGATTGTCCGACGACGAGATCGATTATATCCTCAACAACGATGTCAACATTGCCACCGACGAACTGGTCAGAACCTTTGATTGGTATGCTGACCTTGATGAAGTGCGTCAACGTGTCGTGGTGGATATGGTATTTAACCTCGGCATGCCGCGTTTCAAGCAATTTCAAAAAATGATCCAAGCCTTGGATGAAGGAAACTACAAAGAAGCATCAATCCAGATGATGGATTCTAGGTGGGCATCTCAGGTAGGACAGCGTTCAGAGCGTTTACGAGACATGATGGAAACAGGTGAGGATTCACCAGACTTTGGAGAGTAAAATGAAGATCGATATGACCAATGAAAAAGACGTGATGATGGGTGACAAAACCCGCACTCAAATGGAATGGGAATTGGCTCTTGTTTACGCAAGCCAAGATTACGTGTTTAGTAAAGCTTGTGAGATGGCTCGTAAAGAGGTTGATTGGTTCTGTCGGCAGAATTGTTTGTTTGAGTACAATCCTTTGACACCTGATGATTATGAGGCAGCCTAGGGCTCCCAACGAAATTTGTCCTGATAGTATACGTCTTGAGGCTTACGGCTCCTGCTCGGAACATCCCACGTCTGTGCTTTATTCTCTCCAGTTATCTTCCAACCGGCACCGCGAAGACTTGATCCGCTCTCACTTTGTAGCGTAAACGTGATCATTCTTGTGCCACCCATCTGCTGCCAGATCCTCCAGCATCGTGCATACAGAAAGGAACAAGTATTCTTTGGAGCGTCAGGACAAGCACACAGTCTTCTGATTTCTGCTGTATACCTGTCGTCTGCTCTTCTTGCTACCGGTCTGGCTACGATTGCCACAGCGACAAGCTGATTGTTGTAGATAGCACCGATTGCAAAGCGACCGCCTTGTGTTTTCTTACTGTGCCGATGATGTTCTGCAACAAAGTCATTAGCTTCAGTAATTGTGATGGGACAAGCTTCAAGGTTCATCCAACCTCGCCCCAGTTGTCACCCAACTCTTGGTCTACTTTGCTTGGCACAGAGAGATCGACACATGTTTCCATGATCTCTTTGATTCTTGATGCTTGCTCTTCAGAACTGATACTGAAGCAC